ATGTTCATCACCCAAAAAATGAGCCAGATTATTCATAATAACAAAAGGAAAACAAATGACTAAAGACGAAATACATGACAAAATGACAGATGTGCAAAATGACTTTATTAAAAAGTTAGCAGATCAAGTTATTCATTTATTAAAAATTGAAAAACAAACAATAGAACAATTAGACACATTATTAACACATGTTCAAAACATTGATAAAAGGTTAAAAATTGTAGAACAAGAAGAACAAATAGAAGAATTACAAAAAGAATTTGGAGGAACAAATGAGTGAACAATTATTACCAGCATGGCTGCCTGATTTTAATACAAAAAAAATTAATAAAAAAGAAGCAGCAGAAATGATGTATAAAAGTTTAGTAAAACATTGCAAAGCATATGGAATGAAACCTGATATTGAAGTATCAAAACCTCAATCATATCCAAATAAATTTACACATACTGAAAGTGAAATGGCTGGCAGTAATACAGATAACATACAAGTTATTTGGGAGTCAGGCCCATTTGATTGGGGTGTTGCCTATTCATTAGGTAGTCACCCAAAATCATATCGCTTTGGTAAAAACATACAGGATTGGTACTTAGAAACCCACTGGGGTTTTGATGTTATATTCTGTGATGTATAAAAAACACTTACTAATAGATTCAAGTCGACAGTTAAAACATATTAGTAAGTTAGTGTACCTAACAACCCGAGAGGTGTGGTAATATAGTAATATATTAGACTACCTAGTGGAGAAGCAAGATAAGTGATCGTGGGCTTGTTTGAGGGTACACATTAGTGGTTACTTGGTACAGTTTAGAAGTATACGCCAAAGTGCCACACAATTAGAACACAGTTTTTCCTCCTGAATGTTTTACTGTGTTCTTATGGGGAATATATAATAAGCGTTAGAGCTTAACGTATTCCCCAGCGTAACTTGACGAATTAAAAAAAATAAATACAATATTTAGTATGTCAGAAGCATTAGGTACACAATTTCATAATCAGCTCATTAAACAATTTGTAAATAGAAGATATGAATTAGGATATACTTTAGCACAAATGGATGATATACTAGGAGTAGCGAAAGGACTTGTATCAAAATGGGAAGTAGGAATGAGACGACCATCTGGTTTTCTATTCTGCTGTTGGGCAGATAGTTTAGGATGCGAACTAGAACTAAAAGAGAAAAAAGAATAAAAGTAGGAACATACTTTGATTCATTAAGTCCACCAGAAAAAGAAAAATACAAAGAAAAAAATAAACCACCTGGCTGTCAATGCACAGCAAATGATTTAATATTAAGCAATAGTATCTATTGGTACTGTGGTAAATGTAAGGAAATAAAATGACACATCATTTAAATAAACACCCAACTCAAAAACAAATAGGTGGAGATCATTATAAAAAATATAAAATACAACCAATAACTTTTATATTAGAAAATGAACTTGGTTTTTGTGAAGGCAATATTGTAAAATATATTTGCCGATATAAACAAAAAGGTAAAGAGCAAGATCTAAATAAAATTATTCATTATGTAGAACTATTAAAAAGTAAACACTATGATTAACTTAAAACCAAAAATAGATGTAGATTTTAATAACCCTTATGAAAGGAGAAGATGGTTTAATCAAAAAATATTTAAGTTTATGTATCATAAACTGCAACCAGAAATTCGTTGGGAATTTTATGACAGACTTATGGCAAACAAAATTCCTTACAAAGAAAAAGAAAAAATAATTAAATTAATGAGAATGGAAGAGAATGAAAAAAAACAAAAATACCAAAACAAAAAATCAGAAAGAAACTTCTCACCAAGGTCAATCTATGACATTATCAAAAAACCCAAGTAATCAATGGCTTGATATAATTAAACATGGTGTAGGTGAAAGACCATTAGGCATTGGTGGTACAGATGCTGCACGTATTGTAGAAGGTGATTGGAAAAACTTATACAATGAAAAACTAGGTTTTCAAGATCGTGAAGATCTATCTAATGTACTACCAGTTCAAATGGGAATACACACAGAATCATTTAATAGACAATGGTATAACAAGCAAACAGGATGTTATGTAAAACATACAGCAGATGTCATTGTAAATTGTAATCACAAATTTATGTTTGCAAGTCTTGATGGAATGGTAGAAAAAAATAATGAGCTTATGGTATGGGATGCAAAACATACCAATGCATTTATGAAACGAGATAAATTAGTAGAAAAATATTATCCTCAAATGCAACATTATATGTTAGTAACAGAATTAAAAAAAGCTGTATTATCAGTATTTTATGGTAACTTAAAATGGGAAGAAATTATTATTGAACAAGATAAAGAATTTCAATGGAGTTTACTCAAAGCAGAATTAATGTTCTGGAATATGTTTGAAAACAACGTTGAGCCACCTGATCATATGGATTGGGAAAATTTTACAAAGGAGAGTTATAATGAACATGGAAACATCACAATACCCATCATTAGCAGGGTACAAGAAGAAGGGAACGAGTCAAAAAGCAGCTAAAGAAATTAATAGATTTTCTAAAAGCATCAAAGTAAAAGCTCTACAAGTTCTTAAAAATAAAAAAGATTATGGAGCTACTGCAGATGAAGTAGCAAACTTATTAAGTATTAGTATCTTATCAGTAAGACCAAGATTTAGTGAACTATTAGCTCATGGTTGTATTGAAGAAACTAAAAAAACTAGAAAGAATGAATCTGGTAAACAAGCAACAGTATGGAGATATGTAAAAGATGTCGAATAATAATAAAAAGTATTGGGATCAACTTAAAAAAACAGATCCTAGATTTACTAAAAAAGTAAACAAAGGTTTTGGTGATATCACAACGATTGATCCAATGTCACAAATTATGAAAATGACCGAAGTATTTGGTCCAGTAGGTGAAGGTTGGAATTATACTTGTAATTACAATTATACTACTGATTTAGTTTTTGCTGAAGTATCTGTAGCTATACAAAAAAACAATGATCATTTCTGGAACTACTATGGGCCAGTGTGTTCAGTACAAAAACTATACAGAAAGACAGGTGCATTAGATGATGAAGCTCCAAAGAAAGCGATGACAGATGCACTAACAAAAGCTTTTAGTCACTTAGGTGTATCGGCTGATGTATTCTTAGGATTACATGATAACAGCAAATATGTAAGTGATCTAAAGAAAGAGATAGAAACAAAAGCTTCTATCGTCAACAAGGATAAAGTTAAACTTGTTGGTAACAACTAACGTGAAGGAGAATATATGATTAATATTGTAACACTTGTAGGTAGACTTGGTGGAGATCCAGAATTTAGAGATACTAAAGCAGGATCTCAATATGCAAAGCTTACTCTTGCTACTAACAAATTAATAAAACAAGGAGAAGAATACAAAGAAACAACAGAATGGCATAATGTTCTTGTATTTAATAAAGCTCTTGTTGGTATTGTAAGTAAGTCAGCTGCCAAAGGCACATTGATGTTTATTCAAGGAGCTATGCAAACAAGAACGTATGAAGTAGATGGACAAAGACGTTACACAACAGAAGTAGTTTGTGGTGGTTATGAACATACAATAAAAATATTATCGTCAAATCCTAAAAAACCTGATAATAATAATACTTCAGATGATACTCCATCTGAAGATATACCATTCTAATCTTTCTTTCCTTTCAATTAGGATGGTTTGAGCAAAGCGAGGATAGTTTGTTGTTTTCACCTCGCTTTGTTCGTTGATTAATTCTGATTACTATGTAACTTACACTTATGATTATAAGTGAAGATGAAGTTCAAGCTGTAATGAAAAAACTGTATCAAATTATTGATCATGATTTTATTATCGTTAATGGATTAACAGCAACACAAACAGCATTAATATCTATTGCAATTAACTTGTCAGATGTATTTGAAAATAGTAAAACTACTGAAAAAATATTACAACATGCATTAGCAGAATTGGAGAAAGATAGATATGTTATTAAAGGAAACAAACTTAATTGAACAAACAAAAGATAGAATAAAAAAACACGAAGGTTATTCTAATACAGTTTACAAAGACACCAGAGGATTTCGCACCATAGGTTATGGTCATTTATGTTATGATGACGAAGGTTGGATTGATGGAAAGGTTTACAAGAAAGAAGTTTTAGAAAAACAATTTGATGTAGATTTTAAAATAGCATGTGATCATGCAGAAAAAATTTATCTTCAAGGTAATGTTACAATGAATCCAAAAGCTTTAACTATTTTAACTGAAATGGTTTTTCAGCTTGGGTATAATGGAGTAAAAAAATTTAAAAAAATGTTAACAGCAATCTATCAAGAAAAATTTGATATTGCAGCTAATGAAATGTTGGACAGTTTATGGAACAAACAAACACCAAAAAGATCAAAAAATCTATCAGACCTTATGAGAAAGATAGAAAAAGAAAAAGTTGTTACACCTGTAGAAGAGAGTATCTAACAGATTTAATGTGTCCAAAAATACCAGCTGGTCATCATTATGATGATCTAACAGAATGGTATTGTTTAAAATGTTATAATAAAAAGTTTAATGGCTAGACATGGTAGTGACCTCTTATGTTTTACACAGCACTACTAATACAATGCTTTAGGTTTGTCTTTTCCTATAAAATTGTATTGCGGTCATTAAAAAGGGGGTAATGTAAGCAAACGCATTATCCCCCTATTTTTTAGCTCTCAGAGCAAAGTTTTAATTCTCAGGTACAATCACCCTAGAAAGGTCTTATTTGTCCTTCTGTGTCCAATTTTGAGCTATTTTTTCTCCACTTCTACCAGCAATATACCCTCCAACACCTATTGTGAGCAGATTCCACATCTGATCAGGTATATTTAGCTCTATAGAAGTACCAAAGAAAGCATTAGCAAATGGAGCTATGATATGATTATTAGCTATAACAATGATACAGATCCACATTAAAGCTGGTCGCCATGTAGCTGTTAACCAATGTTTAGAAGAAGCTTCAGCTTGTATAATTTTAGACTTAGCAATTAGTTCTTCATGATCGCCATTGACTAACTGTGTATTTAATTCATGCTTAAGCTTTTCTTTTAGATCTTTATCAGGCACAGCTTTATCAACTATACCACCAATCATTTTAGCTAATGGACCAACAGCTGCTAGTGCTTGTATCATATAATATTACTAATAATAATAATAACAATAATAGCTGCCACACCATAAGCAAACATCTTTCCATTTTTAGAAAGACTATTCCACCATTTAGTTAATTTATCCATATTGTTTCTCCAATCTATCCATTGATATAAATTTACTTTCTTGAATATGATTATCCCAAATACCTAATTCGGTTATATTCCAAGACCATCCATTCATATTAAGTTTAGCATATTCTTCTATATGACCATAGGGTAAAGAACAACCGACATTTACTACTCTTACCCACTTATTGTAGCCAATCTTTGTTGACTTCCAATCTCTAGCTTTATGAGTATGCCCAAAAACTAGATCATGTATACTATCATTAGCAATCTGAACTTCAGCATTTTTACCACCATACTCTTTACCCATAATATTAAGAGGAGCATGAACAAAAGCTACACCACCAACATATTTAAATTCTCCATATTCTGATACTGTCCATCCATATTTATAAAAACTATCATATAATTCTTTCTTCATCATGCCTTGTATCTCTGGTATTCTTTCTTCAAATCTATGTACTCTTATCTCATGATTACCCATACAAAAATGATGAGGAATATCTCCAACATATTTATTTAAAATAGATAATGCATTACGCATTGATTCTATATCAATCATAAATGCATCTTTTAATTTACCTTGTTGAGTATCATTCTTTTGAAAAAACGAAAGACTATCAAAACTTCCACAATCACCTATATGAACTACATAGTCAGGTGAGTTATCTTTTATATATTTACCAATCCATTCAAATCTATCTTGTGATAGATGAGGACTATCATGAGTGTCACCAATAACGAGGACTTTGTGTCCTTGAAAATACATGGACTATTTATAGGTTAAAATCTTAAGTGTTGTCCAGACAATAGTTACAATTACTCCTATGAACGCTACAGCTTTAATAGCTCCTTTTCCTGTAGCTAGTTCTTGTTTAAGTTTAATTATCTCTGCTCTATTTTCCTTAACTTCATCTTTAATTTCATTTAAAGTAAGCTGCAATAATTTTAAATCATCAGACATTTGCAGATCCTAATGGTAAACATTTCATAATTAAACTAGAGTTTCTTTGAATTAAATCTTCATTTGAATAAGCAACAATATTATCTATGACAACATTACATTCTTCATAAGAATTAAATCTAGCTGGAACTTCTGTTTTAAAACACATATCTAAATTTTGTTCACCAACACTTAATAAACATAGAATAACTGATATATGCCACATTTAACAATTCCATTTTCTAAGTGATTTATTAATTCTTGAATTAGGATCTTTAGCTGTCTTTGCAGAAGTTAATTTCTTTTTCATACCTTTCATTCTAGCACAAAAAGATATTCTTCTCTTAGAAGCTTTAGATCCTTTTTTTAATTTAGATGGTTTAGTAGTAACAGCTGTTTTTAATTTACTGCCTGGATTAGCTCTTCTATAAGAAGCAACGCCTTTTTTATTTAAACCACCAGAAGGACTTTTACCTTCTTTACGCTGCCAAGCAGGACTAGCCATTACTCTCTGTAATCTCCATCAAGCTCAAGTCTAATACTTTTAATTTTATATTTTAACTCAAGTAATTCTTGTTTAATTTGAATAACGTTTTGATTTTGTTGTACTGTAACAACATCATCTTTGAGTAATTCAAACTCATTATAAAGTTTACCCACAAAAAAAACATTCCCAATAAGAGTACCAAGCAAACCCATTAGGATAACAATATTTTTTATATTTAATTCTACTTGAGCCACTATGCACCACAGCTCTCACATTCATCAGGACACTTACAATCTGCTTTTGTTGTTGCTCCACAATCAGGACAAGGATTAATCATGCCAATACTTCCATTAGTGTTAATGATGAGTCACTATCTCCACTACCATTCATAGAAACATTATTTGATTGTCTGTTTCTAACTTGTATTTTGTAAGTTAATTGACTTGTTGAATTAGGACTATCTAAAACTGTCATTGGAACACAGCTTAATACTTGGTCATCATTTGTTTGATAATTTACATTAATTAATACAGAAACTTCTGTACTATCTCTTAATATTCTTAACGAAACAGCGTCACCATCACTTGCAGAACAAATTATACCAGCAATATTTGCGATTGCTAAAATTTTAGAAGAAGCTGATGTAGGTGTTATATTTAATGACAAATTATTACAATCTACAAAAGAAGTTGAATTTGTTGCTGTTTCTGTTTTTGTAGTTGTTTGTACTACTTGACCAATTTTTGCACCATAATTACTTGTAGGCAAAGTACCTGTAACTCCTTGTGCTAAATTTAAAAATGTCTGTGCCATTATGGTTTACTCCAAATTGAATGTGTTAATTTTCCGTCACTATCTCTTGCTAATAATAAATCATAAGCATCTTCATCAGTATGATTAGACGGAATGTCTCGTAAAGATTGACGCCAAGTTTTTATATTGTCTGGCATTGTTACATCAGAGTTAGCAAGGTAATCTGTTTCAATTAATTTTTCTAATCTTATTTTTTTAATTTGTTTTAATTTTAAACTTGGTAAATTATTTTGATATTCTGTTTGCAAAGCATTATATTCTGTAATTTCATCAGCAGTCATATCAACTAAAACACCATTAATACTTTGTTTCATTATGTTATTACTCCGTACATTCTAATTTTATATGAGTTTACATTGCCACTATTGAAGTAAACTTTAATTCCTGTAAACGCTGTTGTGTTGTAATTATTTGAAGATACATAAAAATGAGCAGCTTGAACGGAATCAGCATCGTAACTTCTATAAGTACCTCTACCAACTATATAATGCATTGTAGCATTACCATCTACAGTACCAGGTCTGTAAATATCAAATAATGCTCTAACTCCATGTTCACCATTTCCTGTTTGAATATTATGAGTAAGAACACCATGGTCTGTTGCACCTCCACTGCTCACAGAATATTCATCTGTAGTTCCTTGTCTTAATTCTAATCCAGTATATGTATAACCACCACTTTGGTCAGAGCTATCGCTTTTTCTCCATTTATATCTCATTTCTACATTACCACTTGCAGGTAACATATAGTCAACCATCATCATGTAACGAGTATAGGTATCACTAAAAACATTATCAAAAACAACATTTGCTACATCTACAGTACCAGATTGAGAGCCTACAGAAACAAAAGCACCACTAGGTAAATATTGTTTCTCTACATATTTAAGATTACCACTATCGCTAGCATCGGACACCAAAAACTTGTCAGTATCAGCTAAAGACGTAATTGCCGTTTGACCTGTGATTGCTGTTATATCTAAATGTTCATCAGAGATACTATCGTCAGCTATCTTACTTCCATTGACACTATCTGCACCAAGTTTAGCTGTCGTTATGGAACTGTCGGACACTGTTGTTAGTAGTCCAACTCCATAATGGCGAATACCATTACATACTGAACTACCACTAGGAGTAAAATCAAAAGTAACTGTAGAGCCACTAACAGTATAGTTGCCAGATTGTATTACACCATCAATTTGAATTTGTAATGCGTCTGCACTTACTGGAACAAAAGCTACTGAGTTTTGTGTTAGGTTAAATGTTGCGTCACTTCCATTGAATGATAAATTATCTAAAGTAGATATGTTATCTATTTGGTCTATTCCTCTGCCTATGTAACTCATTCGCTATCCTTTATTTCTTGTACTTTTGTTTCAAGAACATCTTTAGCTATTGGCGTAGTTCCATTTAACCACTCAATACTATCAATGTCTTGTTCTTGAAACCTAAACTCTGCGTTTTCATTAATAGATTTTATTGCTCTAAATAAATAATTGTCTTTCATTATGCACCTATCTCTATCAATGTTATTGTTTTGTTATATTCGTTACTGCCACCAGCAATAAATTCTATTCCTGTTGTTGCTGGCTCATTTTTTGCACCTACACTATAGGTAATTTCATTTGTAGTATTTGGAGAGTCTAAATATATAATATTTAAATTGTCTTGAAATATCATATCCATACCAGAATTTTCTGGTCTATTATGTTGTGTATGTGTTGAAAATATTTCAGTTTCACTTATGCCACTATGATTTCTAAACAATTTCCATTTTGCACCAGCATAAGTAACACTAGCATTATTACTATCTACTCCATATTCACCAGAAACCATTATTAAAACTTTTGATGTAGAAGCAGAGCAAGTAATAGTATCTTCTAATCCTACACCAGAAAAATTACCACTTGATACAGTTGTTCTGCTGTTATGAGTAATGCTTTGTGTTTGTAAAACTTTACCACCACCAGCACCAGAAACACTACCAGTAAAAGCAAAGTCTTGACTTAAATCAATTCCATTAGGTTTAAGTGTTGTAAAAGGCATTATTCACTCTCCTTTGGATATTTTGTTTTGATTGCTTGGACATTTGTTTTCCATGCTTCTAATCCTTTTTCTGTAATAAATTCTATTTGCGAAGCTATACTTCCATATTCTTTTTGTCTGTTAGCTACAGCGATTGCATTGTTTTCTAAGGTTGTTGCTTGGGAAGATAAAGCGTCTAGTTGCTCTAAAGTTGGTTTTGCTTTTCCTAAACTTTCTTCATTCCAATAAGTAATAGTAATAGTTCCGTTATCATTTTCAAAACTTACTTCTTCTCTAAGTTTAAAATCTTTTTCTAAATATGCTTTAATTTTATAATAAATACTCATAATAATTTAAACCCCTCAAAATAAGAAAATCTTTCATGTGTATATAATGATTGGTTGCTTCCAGAATTTTGCATACCTCTTGCTCTAAAATAATCACCAGCACTTGCGTCTACTATAAGACTTACAGCTACAGTTCCATTATCATCATGATAATGTCTTGCTTCTGCAATAGCTGTAGTGTTTTTAAAAATATTCACGTCAAACTGATTAAAGTTATCACTTGTATTCATCTTTAACTGTGCATGAATAAAATATTTTCCATCTTCCCCTGTTGGCACAGTAAATCTTCCATTTGATGTATCGTAAGCACTATCTGTATCAATTATTTCGTTAGTAAATGTAATAAAAGTATCTGCACCAGTTCCTAAGGTTGGTGAACTACCTAAACCTGCTCTAAAAATAGGAGTATTATCTCCACCTACAGTAGCACTACCACCTAAAGAAACTGCCGAGCCATTTAATGTAATACTAGAGTTAACAAGCATGTCATTGGTTACTGTTCCGATTGCTGGAGTAACAGTTTGAAATGTTCTGCCTACATATAAGATCTCTACTCTATCATTATTAAGAGTACCACCAAGAGTAAGTGTTGTTCCACTT